CAAGTCTCTTAATAGAGATACCCTTAAAACCATAGACAAGATTATCAAGAGCATACAGAACAGGCCAGAGAAGACCGAAAAAGATGCTGCGGCTTTGTATAAGCTAATCGAGCTGAGAGCAAGGATAGCCCAAAAAATAGACGAGGCAGAAGAAAAAAATAGGCTGAAAATAGCTGGAGAGTTTGTTCAAAAACTAGTAGCAGCGTTGGAGGAAGAACTTGCGAACGTTGAAGTTGTTGAGGCCAAAACTAAAAGCTAAATACTTTTACCTGAAACTGTTCAAGAAAGTATGTCAAACCGGAAACGACAGGGTGGCGATAGAAGCGCTACGCTGGCTCTGCCGTAATGATTTGTTTTTTCTCATGGTCTACGTTCTCGGAAGACAAGACATAGACAAACCTCCCAAGCCAACATTCAACCCCAATTGGGGTTTTGATAGATGCAGAGAGGTACAAGAACACCCGGATGGATACCTAGACCTGTGGGCACGAGAACATTTCAAAAGCTCAATAATTACATTTGGATTAACCATTCAAGAGATACTGAAAGACCCCAACATTACAATAGCAATCTTCTCTCACAAGCGAGAAATAGCCCAAGGCTTCCTACAGCAGATTAAAAGAGAATTGGAAACCAATGAATTGCTTAAGGCTCTGTTCCCAGACATACTGTACGAGAACCCGAAAAAAGACTCACCGAAGTGGACGAACGATGCAATTATAGTCAAGCGCGACGCAAACCCTAAAGAGGCAACAATTGAGGCATGGGGGCTTGTGGATAACCAACCTACTAGCCGGCACTTTGACCTTATGATATACGACGACGTTGTAACTCGTGAAAGCGTAAGCACTTCGGAGATGATAGAAAAGACAACGTCTGCATGGGCTGACTCGCTGAACCTGTCTAAGGCTGGTGGGCGTATAAGGTACATAGGGACACGTTGGGCGCTGAGAGATACATACAGCGAGATAATAAAACGCGGAGCTGCGAAACCAAGGATATTCCCAGGAGTTCTTCCAGACGGGACGCCAGTCTATTGGGACAAAGAAGAGGTTGCATTCAAGCGAGAAGCTATGGGACCTCATACGTTTGCATGCCAGATATTGCTCAATCCATCTGCTGCCGTTGAGTCGTCCTTTAGGCTGGAGTGGTTGAAGTTTTGGGAGCCAGACAACCTAGAGGGACTGAACATATACATCGTTGTCGACCCTGCGGGAAGCAAAAAGAAAGACCGGGATTTTACAGCCATGGTAGTCTTTGGGATAGGGGCCGATGAGGTCTACAGAGTCATTGACATGGTTAGAGACAAATTAAACCTAGAAGAGCGAACAAGCACACTATTTGGTTTTGTAAAAAAATATAGACCGATATTGGTCGGATACGAACAATACTCGATGCAGGCGGACATAGAGCACATACAGTATGTCCAAAACAAGATTAACTACATGTTCAACATAGTTCCGCTGAGCCTTAGGGTGGCAAAAGCTGAACGTATAGCGTGGCTAATCTCGCCATTTAAGAACGGACGAATACTCTTGCCCAAGTCTATCATTAGGCGCAACTGGGAGGGCGTAGAGGAAGACGTTGTAAAAACATTCATTAACGAAGAGTACTCCGTATACATTCCCGGATTGCAAATGCACGATGATATGCTTGACTGCATGGCGAACATGTTTCACCCAGACTTAGGAGCATCTCCGCCTATGGAGTATACGGAGATGCAGCGCGAAGTAATAAATAATTTTGACCCTTTTGTAAATGAGAATTTTATGATATAATTAACCAATAATAAGATTATTATGGGGGGATTAAAGATGAGTTTAGCGCCAGTATTAGGATTCTTGCAGGCTGCGGCTCCTGTTGTTGGGGCTTATGCAGCTATTAAGCAGGCAACCGCTAGCGCTCCCAGCGCTCCTTCCGCAGAGGATATTGTTAGAGCTCAAGAGAAAGCGGCAAAAGAAAGCACGCTAAAGCCACAGATGTCGCAGAGTGAAGCGTCTATAACCGCTGCCGAAATAGCTAGAGAAACTGCTGCAAGAAGGAGGAGGAGCGGGTATATGTCCACATTGCTCACGACTGGCGGAATGCAGGTTGGGCTTGGAAGCCAGACTAGCGTTTCCAAGAAAACTCTATTAGGGGCGTAGCCATGGAGGAGCGGACTCTTAAGAAAATACTAGAGAGATATAACCAGCTAAAAAATATACGCATTCCTTGGCAGGGACATTGGGCTGAAATCTCAGACTACATTATCCCACTTCAAAACATTTACCCCAGAGCCAGAGGTGGGAAGCGAACAACTTACATCTACGATTCAACTGCCTTAAGAGCCCTATCTAGACTTGCTGCAACCCTCCACTCTATGTTAACCAACCCCTCTCAACGCTGGCTTGCAATTAAGACTAATCCGATGGAGCTAATGAGCCTCAATGAAGTTTCAAGATGGGTGCAAGCAATAGAGGATATAAGTTTGGAGGCTATAAATTCCAGCAACTTTCACATGAAGGCTCAAGAGTTTTACTTGAGCTTAATTGCTTTTGGAACTGGCATTTTGTTCCTAGAAGAAGGGCAAGACCCAAATGGCCCAGCATTGATATTTAAAACTCTCCCTGTCTCAGAGTGCGTTATAGCAGAAAACGAAAAAGGCTTTGTAGATGTTCTTTTTAGGGAGTTCACAATGTCCGCACGCAATGTTGTGAGGCAGTTTGGCGAGAAGGCCTGCAACACAAAGATACTAGAGCTGGCAGACAAGAGGCCGGACGAAGAAGTTGAGATGCTCCATGCCATATTCCCCAAAGACGACTACAACAAGTTCAATAAACTAGACAAACCATACGCCTCTGTGTGGATAGCAAAAGAGTGGAACCATGTATTGAGGGAAAGTGGATATTATGAATTCCCAGCGTTTGTAACTAGGTGGAGTACGGCTCCCGGTGAGATTTGGGGGCGTGGCCCTGGAATGGAAGCCCTGCCAGACGTTAAGACGGTTAACAAGATGACCAAGGATATTTTGGAGGCTGCGTCTAAAATAATAACTCCACCTCTTGATGTTGAATATAAGAGCTATCTAACTCCGCTTGACGCAACTCCTGGGAAGATAAACACCAGAGCCAAAGGGGCAACGCCAGTACAACCGCTGTATATCGTAGACGGCAAGGCTATTCCTCTAACCGACGCCATGATTGAGAAGATTAAGCAGTCCATAAATGAGTCGTTCTATTATGACGCTATCTCTCTAGTGAGAGCGGACAGAATGACCGCAACAGAGGTTATGCAGAGGGTTGAGGAGAATGTAAGGATACTAGGGCCTACATATTCAAGGCTTGTGCATGAGTACTTGGAACCACTAACCAGAAGGGTAATAGGTATTATGGCTAGAAAAGGAGCGCTGCCAGAGCCTCCACCGTCTCTACAGAGATACGGGGCAAAAGTGAAGATAGAATATCTGTCGCCAATGAGTAGGGCCCAGAGGATGAGCGATGTAGCCGCCATACAGAGAGCACTTTCCTTCGTGGCAGCTATGGCGCAGGTCAACCCAGATATGCTTGATGTATTTAACTTTGACGAGACCGCAAGGCACATTGCTGATATTACTGGTGTTCCTGCAAGGCTGTTGCGGAGCAGAGATGAGGTAGATGCACTAAGGCAACAGAGGGCGCAAGCTCAGATGATGCAACAGCAAATGCAGATGTTAAAAGACGCCGCCGAGATAGGCAAAACAGCCTCGGAGATTAAATTGTGAGGTGTGTCATGGATTTAGAAACATTAATGCATGATTATTACATAACGTTTTCAAGCAAAGAAGGGGGTGAGGTGTTAAAGGATTTAGCTAATATTTGCTATTACAATGTATCACCTTATGTTCCAGACTCAGTGAGAGAAACAGATAGACGCATAGCCAAGCAGGAGGTCTTTATGCACATAATGGAAATGCTTGGTGAAGAGAATTTTAAAAAACTACAAACGGAGGTTTTAAATAATGCCGAATGATTTCGACCCCCAAGGTGGGACACTCGAAACTGGAGTAGAACAGCAACCAGAAGCAACGCTATTGGGCGGAGCTGAGCCTGCGCAGGCTGGCGTTGCGCAGAACCCATCAAGCAACACACCGTGGTGGGAGAGCCTGCCAGACGAACTAAAGAACGAGCCAACTGTGCGCAAGTATACAAGCGTAGAGGAGGCTATTAAGGGACTAGTAAACGCAAGCAAGTTGATAGGCAAAGAAAAAGTGCCTATCCCAAAGCCAGACTCACCACAGGAAGAGTGGGACTTGTTCTATCGGGCAATAGGACGCCCTGATACCCCAGATGGATACGATGTCAAAATCGAAGGGGCAGACGAAGAAATATTAAACGAATTTAAGCAATTCGCACATCAAAAGGGACTAACTAAACAGCAGGTAGAAGCGCTTGGAGAGTTTTGGAACAACTTGCAGCAAAAGTCTACAGAGATGTTAGAGCAACAGATAGAGCAGCTAAGAGAGACTGCTCTAACCGAGCTCCAAAAAGAATGGGGCAAGGATTTTGATAAAGAACTAGAAGTAGCAAGGCGAGCAGTGCAAGCGCTGGCGGACGAGGAAACAATGGAACTACTAAACGCTGGGCTAGGCAATGACCCAAGAGTTATACGGCTGTTCAACAAGGTTGGCAAGATGTTAGGGGAAGATACGCTATCAGCCCTTCCCACAATGAGTGGACATAGTGCCGACGCCAAAGCTGAACTAGCCAAGCTTAAGACGGACCCAGAGTTTATACAAGCCTTACAAGACCCGATGAACCCAGCACACGAAGAAGCGGTTAAGAAGTTCAAGAGATTACACGAGCTAGCGTTTGGAAGCTAGGGAAAGCCTAGCATTTTATCAGGCCCCGTAAGGGATACCCTGCAATATTAAAAAAACAAAAAAGGGGAGCTGATAAAATGTCTGTCGAAATCACGACTGCGATGGTACAACAGTATAAGTCGGGCATCGAGATATTGTACCAACAGACAAAGAGTAAACTGCGTGATGCAGTGAGGGTAGAACCGGTTGATGGCAAGTATGCGTTCTTTGACCAGATAGCCGCCGTTGAGGCAACCACCAAAACCACTAGGCATGCTGACCTTGAGGTTGCCAACACTCCACATAGGAGACGGCGTGTCTCTGTGGTTGACAAATATGTCGCCGACTATATTGACCAGGAAGACCTATATAAGATACTCAATAACCCCACTAATGCTTACGCAATGAATTTTGCAATGGCGTTGAATAGGGCTATTGATTCAGAAATAATCTCTGCTGCTCTTGGCAATGCCTACACGGGCGAAAAGGGCGACACGATTGTCCCGTTTGATAGCAATATGACTGTTGCTGTAGATGTTGGTTCTACTGGTGCAACCGGAATGAACATCGACAAGCTGTTGGCAGCTAAAGAGCTGCTTGACGCTAACGAGGTTCCCGATGATGAAAGATACATTGTCATAGCGCCCAAGCAGCTTATAGAACTCTTGAGCACTACTGAGGTGTCTTCTGCTGACTACAACACCGTAAAGGCTCTTGTGGCTGGCGACCTGGACACCTTCCTTGGGTTCAAGTTCATTAAGAGCAACAAGCTTCCTACCGACGGCAACAACTATCGCGAGTGTCTATTCTGGCACAAGAACGCAATGTTGCTTGGTGTTGGAAGAGAGATAGGCGCTTCAATAGACCCAATTCCTCAGAAGGGACAGGCTCTACTAGTCCAGGCTTGGCTCGGAATGGGTGCCACCCGCATGCAGGAAGAGGGCGTTGGCAAGATACTCTGCGCCGAGTCTTAGGGATTAGGCTATTAAGGGGGTGTTAAATAATGGCGACGGTATACGGAGTTAACAAGACCAAGTTTGATGGAGGCGACGTCCTTGACCCTGGGACTTGGAACGCTAGGGTGAAGGTGTCGTTTGATGAATATGAGGCCAGCTCTTTGGCTGACGGGAGCACTATAGTTATGATGCCTGTTCCGAAGGGCGCAAAGATACTTGGAGGTAAGCTCTACTTTGATGCTCTCGGGGCTTCAACTACTTTGGCTGTGGGTGATGGGACAACCGCAGATAAATATTTGTCTGCGACTGACACGTCTACTGCTGGTTCTGCGGAGTTCGACAAAATAGACAACCTGTTTAAAGCCTTGAGCGCTACAGAGAATATAACTCTAACTCTTGCCGGCGGTGCTGCAACAGGCACCATAAAGCTGATGGTAATGTATGCGCTTGAGTAGTTATTATAGGGAGGCGGGCAACCGCCTCCTCCCACTTAAGGGTGGTGATATAAATGGCGTTAGATGCTGTTTCTATATGCAATAGAGCGTTGACATTCTTGGGAGTAAGCAACATCACATCTTTAACTGATGACAGTAAAGAAGCTAGGGCTTGCTCCCAAGTTTTTTATGAGTGCTTTTGGGAATTTCTAGGAGAGGCTGATTGGTCGTTTGCAACCAAAACCAAAAAGCTCACGAACAACGGGAACACGCCAACGGACGGCTACGCATATGAGTTTGACCTTCCGTCAGATTTCCTGCGTGGGTTACAGGACACATCGAAGACTGTAGCCGAGACTGAAGACTGGGAGTTTGTGGGGAGCACAATACATGCAAACGAGCCAGAGATAACGTTGACGTACATACACGCTACGCTAACGTTAATGGATATACCAGCAAAAGCTAGGGCTGCTTTGGCTTATTTGATAGCGTCACAGATAGCGGTAAGCCTTACAGGGAGCACAGAGCTGGCTAGCTTGTCATATCAACTCTATGAGAAGACATTAACTGACGCTCTATCTGCTGATGCTGGAATGAGGAAATATCAACCGGAAATAACAACGCCATATACAGACGTGAGGTGGTAGCATGAAAATGTTTGACCACTTCTTGACAAACTTCACGGCAGGCGAACTGTCGCCAAACATGTTAGGTAGAACCGACGTAGACAGGTACTACAACGGCTGTCTTACGTTGGAGAATTTTATCGTTCTACCTACAGGTGGCGTTGTGCGTAGACCGGGGACTAGATTTGTAAGCGAGGTCAAAGATAGCTCAAAACAAACTCGGCTTATTCCGTTTATTTTTTCTAATGAACAAAGCTATATATTGGAGTTCGGTGACCACTACATGAGGGTGTGTGTAGATGGCGGACACATAATACACACAACATCGACAACAGACCCATGGGCAGTAAGTACAGCATATAAGGCTTATGACTATGTCAATAATGGCGGATTAGTGTATAGATGCTTACTAGACCACACATCTGCAACCGACAACGAGCCAGGTGTAGGGGCAAACTGGGAAACCTATTGGGTACAAGATGACATTCTGGAAATATACTCTCCATATGCTTCTGAAGATTTAGACTTGATTAAATATGCCCAATCTGCTGACGTGTTGTTTATGGTGCATCCAGATTATCCACCACAAAAGTTATCTAGGCTGTCCAACACAAGCTGGAAAATAGAGAACTTTGAGTTCAAAAATGGGCCCTTCCTCGACGAGTGTTATGTGCAAGGCACAGGCACTTGTAATAGCTCTATAACAATATCTGGAGGAACGGGGCAGATTGGTGACACTGTAACAGTAACTGCTAGTAATTCCATATTCACAGATACCGACATAAACAGGTGGATAAAAGTTAGATATGTCGTAGAAGCGGAGAGTTTGTCTTCTGGAGTACACACCGGAAACGGAACATCTTGGGCGTCTTCTTCTTGGGAAGTAGACGGAGAGTGGGAGTTTAGAGCTACATTTGCTAATTCTCCTGCTGGCGACTTGTGGTATCTCCAGTTTTCAATAGATGGTGGCACTACGTGGCGCAATTATTATGCTATAGATGACAGAATAAATACGACAATTGAGGGAGAGGCCAAGGCGGAAGACCTTGGAGCCTCAAGCGGTGTTCTGCCTAAGTTTAGGATATATACGAGCAACGCAAAGAGTGAAATAACGTGGAACTTTAGGGTTAAGCGGTCTGTGAGGGTTGGGTATATAAAGATAACTGGCTACACCTCTCCCACACAAGTGACCGGAACTCTTATGTCTACTTTAAATCATCTAGACCAGCCAACATACAGCTGGGCTTTAGGGGCGTGGAGTTATACTACCGGTTTCCCAAGGAGTATAACATTCCACGATGGTAGGTTGTGGTTCGGTGGAACGTACACCGCTCCAAATAGGATTTGGGCATCTAAGACCGACGACTACTCCAACTTTGACGTTGGGGAGGGCGAAGCTGCCGATGCCCTTGACCTTCAGCCTATAGCTAGCGAGGTTAACACGGCTATATGGTTGGTCTCTAAAGGGAACATGATAGTTGGTACTGCTGGTGATGAATGGGTGCTTGATGGCAGCAATGTGTCTCCGGACAACCCACCAAAATTAAGAAGGGAAACAAACTTTGGTAGCGAAGACGTGCAGGCGGTTGTCGCTAATGGATATGCTGTGTTCGTTCAAAAGGGGGGG